CCATGTGGGGATATGACTGGCTCATCATCTTCAAAACAATCATAGTGACAGACTTGAGAATCAAAGTAGATCACATGTATCTTGGTAGGTGATAAGTCTTGGTAGACTTTGATAATCTCACTCGCAAACTGAGTGAGTTCCTCCTCACCAATCGAACCCGATGTGTCGATAGCAAAGCATAGTTCACCAATGGCTTCACCCGATACACTAGGTAGGTAGATACCTTGTGACAAGAACCTCCTGTTCGGTCTTGCCCAAGTCCTCATGTCTGTACGTTGCTTGATAAGAAACCTCTGCATGACATCTTTCCAATTCACTCGTGGCTTCATCAAGTCACCAACGAATCGTTCAAGTCCTGCTGATAGTTTGCCCATCATCTTTGCAGACTGTGCGGCTTGAGCAACCTTAACTTTCCACTCTGCTTTCTTCTGCTCAATCTCAGCAGGGGAAGAACCCTCCCCTGCATCTTCGATGTCATCGTATGGTTTCATACCATCACCATACCCACCATCACCATCTTCGGGCATTGGTGGCAACAAGTTGTAGACACCATCGGTAGTACCACCACCTCGTTGCAGTAAGTCTCTGTCCATGACACCACCTTCGATGAACCTACCAATGCCCTCGTCTTCAAGCATTGGATTGATAACGGCATCACCTGCATAGTTCCAACGCTTGTGGTCACGACCATTCAATCGAAAGATGTGTTCAAGCATTGGGTGACATACTTCGTGAGCAACAAGGAACAATAGTTCCTCGTCTTTCAATGGCTCACAAAAGCTAGGGTTAAACAACACACGGCTACCATTGGTAGCCGCAGTTGGAACATCCTCTGATAATTCAAAGGGCATGTTCATTGCCAAGTTACCAAAGAACGGATGCTCAAGTATGAGTGCCGTCTTTGCCTTGGCGATTCGTCTTTCTAGTTCCATCATTTACCTCCCATAAATGCACCCATCTTATCCATAATAGCCTTCGCTTCCTCAGCCTTGGTACGTCTGAGGTCGGGGTCATTACGCAATGATTCAGGGTGGTTGTTAGCCAAACTCCCCTCAACTTGTTGTCGCATGGCTTCCAAGTTAGGGTCGTCAGCAAAGTTAAGCCGACTAAGTATTGAACAGACTTCCTTGGTATTCTCTACCAATGTATCTCTGAACACAGACTTAGGGTCAGCAAGTTTCTCAGCCATATGTTTCACTCGGTCATACAATCTCTGCCAAGCTTCTTCCATAGCCTGCTGTGCAGAGGATTCAACTCGTGCCTCAACATCTTGCTGTATCTTAGCCAACTCTTCGTCACCGATACTCACTCGGAAGTCATTCGATGGTACTGGAAACACAGCCATGTCCATCTTGAACTTACGTTGGATATCGTGAAGAGCAGGGTAATCATTCTTGTTGTACAGATTACCAAGGAATCTCTGTGCATCTGCATGCAGTCTTGGATACTCTTGGTAGAATGTATCTACAAGTAATTGCCAATCACCCTTCTCTTTCCTAAACTCGGTCATAAAGTTTAGGTAGTTAGCAGATGGTAACATCATCGTGCCTTCGATACCCCAAGGTAAGGTGTTCGCATAGAACTTCTTACGAATCAGAGTAGACTTCTGATGTATGTTATTGAGTGCATCATTCATAGGTAACAACGACTTGTTGTATCTACCTGCTTGTGTTGCACTACCATTCTGTTGAGCCACCTGTTCGGTGGCTCGCTTGTCGTACTTTCTTGCAGTCCATTGGGATATACCCAACTGAACTAACAATGCTTTATCACTTAGTTTCATAGTTACCTCCATTAAAATAAAACATCTTGGTGAGCGATAGCCCACTTGGTGAATGCCTCGTGTGATGCAAGGTCGGGGTTCTTACGACTAGCATACGAGACACATAGAACAGAGAACTCGGGTGACATACGCTCAGCGAACTTCACAATGTTACCAAAGTTTTCCGTGGTTGCTCTCTCGCCCAATGCACCAGTAAGTGCATAGCAAGTAGCAGGATCATCGGGTACAGTCACAGACATTGGTGACTGAATGATTGTGTCGGGGTTGGGTAGCTTACGTTCGATCTTTAGAAAGCCAGTAAACTCTGCGGCACATCCTTCGCCAACAGCACCCTTGAATGTCTCGTACTCTGCTTCGGGTGGTACGACACCAATCATGTCAGCAACACCTTCAACCCAACTACGAGGCGATGGGTTCACATCTCTCTGTGGATCAAAGTCATGTAGCAATGCAGTACGGAATCGAATGAATGATATGACAACAGGTTTTACTCCGTGGTCAATCGCCCATGATGTCCAGTCATCAAGGTGTGTCTCCAACTCATACACAGTCTCACGATTACGCAAGTGAGATAGCACTCTGTTAGCACCTGCCCTGTCTGCCTGTCTGTTACCAGTAGACACGACCATCCAACCCTTCTTCATTGGCTTGCCATGTAGATTCCTAGCTTGACAGATGTTAGCCAACACCTTCTGCAAGTCTGCACCTGCTTGGTTTCTGTCATCGAAACACAGGATACCTTCATCGGGTATGTCAGTCCTGCCTTCGTATGGAAACCAATCGGGTAGCTTGTAGTGAAGCATGTCATCACCATTAGGATAGAGGATACCAAAGTCCTCCACCAACATGGTTGGCATATGCTTCTCGATGTATCCGATACCAAGTTCCTTGGCAACTTCTTGCACGATGGTTGTCTTACCTCCACCCGGGCTACCTTCGATAGCGATAGTCCTCTTGATTGGGAACAGGTTCTTAATAGTTTCCTTCAACAATGTTGCTCGCATTACGCACCTTCCTTTCTGTTATGGTTATATCTGCGATGGTCAAAGCCATAGGATACGACTTGTTTGCCTACCCTAGTCTTCTTGGCGACCTGCTTATCTGAGTAGAAGATGATGTCGCCCTTATCATCTCGTACTGGTACTCCACCTTGATGCTGTCGTAGCATGAAGAGTTTCAACGTAGCCTTAGTCATTACTTACTCCTTCTATAATATGTTGTAGTGTGAGACATGAGTTGTACTCAGTCCAAAGACTCTCATCCCAAGTCTCACAACCTAGCAACAGGTTGATAATTATAAAGGCAAGAAGGAAACCAACACCTGCCGTTGCGACAAGTGCTAGTATCCATTCCAATACCTTTCGTTTAGTTACAGGGTGTCCATAGATAATCATTAGAACAGACCCCAACCAAAGTAGATGTCTAGTACAGCGACAGTAGCAGATGCTACCGACCCCCATATAATCCACCATGTTGTATCATTCATAAAAGCCTCCTTTGTTGTTGATACCTTTTAGTTCTTGCTTGTTGGATATCACAACGTAGTTAGACTTGTGCATTGGTACGACTGTAAACTTTCGCTTACCTGCCGTAACCTGTCCACATTTCAAACACGTTGGATAACCTAAATTGTAACGAGCAGGGATAACCTCCTCATCACAACATACTATACAGATATGTTTACCTGTCATTGTATCTCCCATAGTTACAAAAAAAGAGAGCATGGTGTTACCCATGCTCTCCAATGAATGTTTAGGATAGGACTTCAATGTCACTCTTCCTTGATGGTGCTGTTGAAAGATCACGCTTCTCCAACATAGCCAAGTAAGGCTTACCTCCAAACCTCAGACTAGCCAACAGCACAGGTTGTTCTGCTTTGTTAGCATCGGGTACAAACAAGTTCATCTCATACTTCAACTTAGTAGCATGCTCTTTCATCTTGTTGTACAACTCGGATACGTTCTCCTTGTTGAACTTACCCTCGGGGTTAGGACGGATGTTAACCTTCTTAGTCTTGTGGTTAGCAAACAGTTCTACATTACCTTCATATAACTTACCCATGATATACCTCCTTTGTGTTAAGATCATTGGTACACCGACAGTAGTATCTGAGTATCAGAATACCTCGACTGCCGATTTTTAAAATTTATCAAATCGAAATCGTTTTGTAAAGTTTGTGTGCCTTTACAAGATAAACGCAAGTTTAAACAAGTATCTATAAACATACAGCATTATACATGTAAAGTTACAGGTTATATACAGGTTATATATATTAGAAAACATAAGTATAACAGCAGGTTACAACTTAGTATATAAACTATCTAGGTGGAATTAAGTAATACGTTGCTACTCTCGCTATCGTTATATCGTTGGTAATATCTTGCAGACAAAGGGTATATGTATAATTCATAGATAATTTAGATAGTATAGATAGTATTTTGCTTGTCATATGGTTAAAACGCAAGTAAATCAACGCTATATGGACTACATCATGTAAACTTAGGGTATCTAAAACACAACATGTTGTGTCAAGTTGTAACTAGATAGCTAGATAGTGTAGTAACTTTACATTAAACCATGACCTTATCTCCGTAAGTAACGTGCGATAACCCCCCGAACTATGGGATTATATATTAAACAAAAAAATAAATAAAAAAAGAAAGGGGCCGAAGCCCCAATCCTTAGTTTGATAGTGTCCAAAAGTGATCCCAAGACACTCGCTTGTCTGTTGGTCTTACAAACTTAGCGATGCGTGGTAGTGAATCTAAGTTATTATCTTTGATTGCACGTTTTAGTTCGAGTAGTTTAGTTGTGGTTGCATCAAACATATACTTTATATCTGTGCCAGTTAGTATTAGTGTGTCGTCTTTATATTTTACTTTGTACATAGTTATCTCCGTTAGGTTGTGAGGGAGCCGAAGCTCCCTCGGTTGATTATTTAGTGGTGTGAATCTCAATCTGATTCCAGTTGCAGACATTCTTATCTACTAACTGTGACCAAGCCCAAGCCTTGGCTTGTCCGATTGAGAAGAACCAGCGGAATTTGAAGTAATAGTTTTCATAGTAAACCAACTTCACTGTGCGTGTCTTATCTGACATGATACACTCCATTGTTGTGAGGGGAGCCGAAACTCCCCTCGGGTTGATGTTAAGCAAGCTTGCGTGTCTTGCTTTTCGGAGCTGACTTGCCTGCCATCGGCGGAAGCATAGTCAACTTGGGCTTGCCGAATTTATCAGCCAATAAGACTGGCTCGGCGTTCTTCACCTTTTCAGGGAAGTAGAAGCTCCAAGTATTGAGCGGAAGCTTTTCCTTCTTGCTCAATTCTTTAGCCTTAGCCAACAACTCAGTAGTATTTTCTGAATTGAAAGCGCCCTCGATATCCTTTGTAAGGCGGATATCCTCAGTGCCAGCCTTGGTAAAACCAGTGACTATAGACACATTACCTCTAAAGAGTTTACTCATGTAAACACCTCCGTAAGTGTGAGCGTGACGAGTGCTCGGGTTATGTCAATCGGTCTGTGTTGCCGATGATTTAAAGCTAGCAAAACAATACACGTTTGTCAAGTATGAGGCTATATAAGGCTTTCAGAGCCTATATTTATAAAGATTATATGTGTGTCGCAAATAAGCAAAAGGGGGGGCACATGGATTGCGCGCGATAGCCACCCCCCCATATAAGTAAACCTCTCATAACAAGACCCAAAAAATGAACGTGTAAAGTTTACTGCTTGACATAGTTTCGGTTTTCGGTATGATTTACTTATGGATACGTTACCATTGAAACATACTAAGTGGTCTGACCGTTTAGCTTTTGATGTCGCTCTTATGTTAGAGGGCAGCGGAGAGTCTTTGGATGAAGTAATCGAAAGACATGCAATCAAAGCGGAAGATATAATTAAGTTCAACAAAGATCAGGTCTTTTTGAAGAAGGTTGATTCTTATCGAAATGATATTCGAGATAAGGGTATGACATTCAAAGTTAAGGCCCGTGCTCAGGCAGAAGAACTCCTGACAACTTCTTGGACTTTGATACACAGTCCTGATGTGTCCGCTGCAGTAAAGGCAGACCTCATCAAGTCTACTGTTAAGTGGGGCGGGCTAGAACCAAAGAATGATGTTCTGGCAGAAGGAGGATCAGGTGGAGTTAAAATTACAATTAATCTCGGAGACCAAGAGCACCGAGCAACTATTATTGACGCAGAACCCGATGACGCACAAACTGTCCTCGGCACTTCTTGAGAAGTTTGATACGGTCTACGAGGGTACGAAGGCTTGTAAGCTGACGGATATAACAGAGCATGATGCTTTGACAGCAGAGCTAACTAGGTTAGAAGTAACATATAAAACAAAAATTTTAAGAAAACCATCCACAGTGTACTATGTATTACTTGTGGATAACTTGTGGATTGATCATGGTAACTGTGACAGATGCGGGGACAAACTTGTGGACATCTCGTGGTGCAAACATTGTGGAGACATGGGTTGGTTTGATGAAACTTTTATAAACAGTCAAGGGTCTTGGGGTTAGATGGAAATAGATTATACACCTTCTAAAGTATGTAAGGAGTTTATGACATCAGACGCAAAGATGCGTGTGCTTATGGGGCCTGTTGGTTCGGGTAAGTCAGTAGCAAGTTGTTTTGAAGTTATCAGACGAGCTACAATGCAGAAGCCTAACAAACAAGGAATCCGTAAATCACGAGTAGCTATTGTTCGTGAGACTGCAAGACAGTTACAAGATACGACTATTAAAACTTTTCACGATTGGTTTCCGCCCGGAATATGCGGAGACTACATGCGTACTACCAAAACATATTTCTTCAAGGTTGGAGATATAGAGTGTGAGATTATGTTTCGTGCTCTTGATGACTCTGACGATGTTGCAAACTTGAACTCATTAGAATTAACGTTTGCATGGTTTAACGAGTGCAGGGATATCAACCCTGACATTGTTGACGCTATGTCTAAACGTATAGGGCGATTCCCGTCATCTAAAGATGGTGGCCCTTCATGGTTTGGGATGTGGGGGGATACAAACCCTCCGACTATGGATACATGGTGGTATTATCAAATGGAAGGTTTAGATTCTAAAGATGGAGTCAGTCCGAACGATAATGGGTGGGATGTATTCAAACAACCTTCGGGCAGAAGCTCCTTGGCAGAAAATGTTGAAAACCTGCCCGAAGGCTATTACGACACCCAAGGTAGATCAGACGAATATGTCCGTGTGTATATAGACGGCGAGTATGGGTTAAGCTCTGCAGGTCAGCCTGTATATAAATACTTCAAAGCAGACTATCATATGGGGCATGCAAAACTTAGACCTATAATTAATGGTGTGCGGCCTATTGTAATTGGAATAGATTTAGGCTTGACACCAGCAGCAGTTATAGGGCAACAAGACCCTCGCGGACGAGTCCTGATTCTCGATGAGGCTGTTAGTTTCGATATGGGTATTCAACGATTCGTCCGCACCATTCTGCGCCCGCTGTTGACCGAAAGGTTCTCGGGCGCACCAATCTTAATCATTACAGACCCTGCAGGAGTGCAACGTGCACAAACTGACGAGAGGTCTGCCGTGGATATCATAAAGGCCGAAGGTTTTAGAGTTCTCCCTGCTAAAACCAATAACGTGTCTGCGCGATTATCTGCGGTAGACGACTTCCTTATGAGGCAAGTCGATGGGGATTCAGCGTTTTTAGTTGATCCCAGATGTACGCAGTTAAAGGCTGCAATGATGGGAGGATACAGATTCCACTATAAGAATGGCAATATTGATAAAAATAAACACTCGCATGTAGCAGAAGCGCTACAATACCTTATGCTGCACGTTGGTAGTGCAGGTGAGGGTGGGTTCATTGTACAACGCCGTGAAATAAAAAGGGTTGCGGCAGGAGGATGGACTTGATACAATCTGCGTATAGTTACCTTCCAACTATGTTACCTTCAAACCCACTTGCTCCGGCAGGTGGGTTTTTCTTGCGTTTAAATAACTTGCGTATATACTTGTTCCTGTGTATATTTAATTGTAAACTTATTGGAGGTTATTAATGAAAGGTAAATGTGGCAGTAAAAAATCTGTTATTTACTCAGATAATCCAAAAATGGACACGAGTGGAATGTCTAGTGTAATGACTATAGAGATGATGGAATCAGGTGGGTCTGTAGAAGTAAAAGATATGGGCGCAGTTGTAAAGTATGGATCAGGTGGTAAAGTATATACAGACAAGAATGATAAAGACACCGAAGTGAAAATGAAAGATTTGGAATCTTAGTATGGTATTACAAGTCGTAGGAAATGAAGAATTAGTAAAGCAGGAAGAAGCTCTTACTAAACAACAGTTAGCTGACAGGCAGAACCAACCTCTTATTTTGGGTTTGTCAGATCACCTACGAACTTGTTGGGACGCCGCTAGAATGGCGAAGAAGCCTATCGAGAATATTATGTTAAAAGCACTCCGTCAAAGAAACGGAGAGTATGAGGCAGATAAGTTAGCACAGATTAACCAACAAGGTGGGTCTGATGTTTATATGATGATTACAGAAGTTAAATGTCGTGCGGCAGAAAGCTGGTTGCGTGATATTCTTCTTGATCAAGGTTCTCCCCCGTGGGGTTTAGAGCCTACACCTATACCTGACTTGTCACCACAACAGACAGCAGAGATAGAAAACTCGTTTGCTGAGCAAGTTGTAAAGCTTGTTGAGGTGAACGGGCAAGCACCTACTCAACAAGAAATGATTGAATTAAAAGAAATGGTAACACAAGATTACCGTTTTAAATTATTGCAAGGTGCAGATAACCGTGCAAAGAAAATGGACATTAAAATCCGTGACCAGTTTGTACAAGGCGGTTGGGGTGAATCGTTTAATGAGTTTGTTACCGATTTGGTTACTTATCCGTGTGGTTTTGTAAAAGGCCCTGTGGTTCGTAGACAAAGAAAACTTGGCTGGAAATATGAAAATGGTAGGACTACTGTAGAAGCTGATGAGATTATTGCTCCAGAGTTTGAAAGAGTTGATCCATTTAGAATATATCCTGAGCCGGGTTTGTCTAATCTTAATGATGGTTATTTGTTTCAACATCATCCTTTAAGTCGTTCGGAACTCGCAGACCTTATAGGTGTGCCGGGTTATGACGAAGACGCTATCAGGGACGTTCTTGATATTGGTAATGGCACATCTTGGTTTAGTGAGGATGTAGAGCTTTCTAAAGAACATGAAGAAAGAAAGTTTCATACATTTAACAAACCTACTACAACTTATGATGCCCTAGAGTTTTGGGGTAAAGTAAGTGGTAAGATGCTAAAAGAATGGGGTCTTACTGACGAAGAAATACCTGATGAAGCAAAGGAGTATGATGCTAACGTTTGGGCCGTAGGTAACTACATTATTAAAGCAGTATTAAACTACGACCCGTTAGGAGAAAAACCATATGCTAAAACATCGTTTATTAAATGCCCCGGTGCGTTTTGGGGTAAAGGTATACCAGAAATTATTGAAGATTTGCAGAACGTTTGTAACGCTGCTGCAAGGGCTTTGGTCAACAATATGGGGATATCTTCCGGCCCGCAAGTCGAAGTTAACCTCGAAAGAATCCCGCCCAACGAAGACATCACGCAACTCCACCCGTGGAAAATCTGGCAAGTCACGAACGACCCGTTAGGTTCTAGTGCACCTGCTGTTAGATTTACACAACCGGATGATAATGCAAACACACTAATGGGTGTTTATGATAAATTCTCCAAGCTAGCTGACGATCATTCAGGTATACCATCATACGTTTATGGTGACCTGAATGTTCAAGGCGCTGGCAGAACATCTTCTGGTCTGTCTATGTTAATGGGTGCAGCTGGTAAAGGTATACGCCAAGTTGTTATGCACATAGATAATGAGATTATTAAACCTATTGTTTACAGACAGTTTGTTTACAATATGCGTTATGATGAGGATGAATCAATTAAAGGCGATGTTAACATTGTACCAAAAGGTGCAGTTAATCTTGCAGTCAAAGAGACTGTAAATGTTCGCCGTATAGAGTTTCTTAATGCAACCGCCAACGAAGTTGATATGCAAATTGTTGGTAAGGAAGGCCGTGCAGCGATACTTCGTGAAGTGGCTAAAGGATTGCAAATGCCTGTAGATGACATTGTTCCATCTAGGGAGAAAGAACGGTTCCAAGATAAAGTAACGGCGCAGATGCAAGCTCAACAGCAAGCTCAGCAGCCCGCACCAACTCAACCGGACGGTTCCCCTAAAGGAGGGATGGATGGCAATACAGTGAGTAACCGTGACACTGGAGGTGCTGGATGATAAATCCAAAACCAGAGGTTATTCAGTCTTTAGCAGTAGTGTGTCGTCAATATCCTGAAGTGCTTAATTGGCTACAGGAATGGCGTGATCACGAACTACAGACGCTACCAAGTGTCTTGCAAAACACAGCACTTGCACAGGGGCGGTGTCAGGTTTTGTCAGAAGTTACTAAACTAATAAAACAGTCCCCTGAAACAATTTCAGCAAAGTCAAAATGACAGCTGTTAATTACGCACACCGATAGGAGCGATTATGTCAATACCAAAGCAAGTTCAGAAACAATCAGAGGAAGTACAAGAGTTGTATAAACAGATTAATGGAGAAACAGAAGAAGCACAGGCAACTGCCGAGGCTACTCCTGCAGACGCTATTAATGATGTGGCAGAACCTACAACTTCCGACAGTGTAGAAGAACGAGCACCTCAGTCTGAGCCGGAAGGGCAAACGGAGTCAGGCGACCAAGAACCGAAACAAGATAACTGGCAACAGAAATACAGATCGTTGCAAGGGATGTATAATGCTGATGTTCCTAGGCTTAATGCCGAGAACAGAGACCTTTCTTCCCGTGTGTCTCAACTAGAAGGACTGCTAAGCACAGTGCAAGAACCTACTCAACAAACACCAGTTCATGCTGATAAATTGATTACAGATGACGATGTTAAAGAGTACGGTGATTCCATTGCTGTTATGCGGAAAGCAGCTCGTGAGGAAGTTTCTCAAGAGATTGCACAGTTGCGACAACAACTAGGACAGCTTCAAGGTGTTTTACCTCAAGTACAGCAGGTACAAGCACAACAGAAGAAGTCCGGTGAGCAAACGTTCTGGGGCGCTATTGCTAGCGAAGTACCAAATTGGAGTGATATTAACAATGATCCAGACTTTCAGTCTTGGTTGTTAGCGATTGATCCACTAACTGGTATTAGCCGACAGACTTACCTAGAGGACGCACAGAAGAATCTAGATTCAGGTCGAGTGGTTAACTTCTTTAGAACTTGGGAAGGGGCAAATGGTACGACTAATACTGCTCAAGTTGACCGTAGTGCTCAACAGTCTCAGTTACAGAAACAAGTTGCTCCGGGACGAAGCCGGAACAATGGAGTAAAGACTTCTGGACAGAACCAAACGTATACTCAGGAAGATATCAAAGAGTTTTACTCTGATGTTAGAAAGGGTAAATTTAAGGGGAGAGATGATGAGCGTGGTCGAATCGAACGTGACATTTTTGCTGCACAGCAGGAAGGTCGCATTAACGTTGCTTAATTAACTACTAACTTAAGGAGGTCATTATGGCTTACGCAACATCTCCCGGTAGCCCAGCATATACAGGAAATTTCATTCCTGAAATCTGGTCGGGAAAACTAATTGAGAATTTCTACGATGCTACAGTGCTCGCAGCAATCTCAAACACTGACTACGAAGGTGAGATCAGAAATATGGGTGATACGGTTAATATCCGAACCACTCCTGAGATCACTATCCAAACCTATGTTAAGGGTCAAACTCTATCTGTAGAGAATCCTGACAAGGCTAAACTACAACTCGTAATTGATAAAGGTGAATACTTTGCCTGTGTCGAAGACGATGTTGACCAAGTGCAGACAGACATGAATCTAATGGACATGTGGTCTAAAGACGCTTCCGAGCGTATGAAGATCAAAATTGACCAAAGGGTTTTGGCTGATGTTCTGACTGGTGTATCCGCAAACAACAAAGGTCAAACAGCTGGAGCAATCTCTGGTGATATTGATCTTGGTGTAGCAGGTACTCCTGAAGCGCTTACCACTTCTAATGTAATTGGTAAAATCGTTGACATGGGAACAGTCCTTGATGAAGCTAACTGTCCTGAAGGTAATCGCTTTCTAGTGATTCCTGCTAAGATGGCTGGTCTAATCAAACAATCAGACCTTAAAGACGCGTCTATCACTGGTGATGGAAACACACCATTGAGAAACGGTAGACTTGGTATGATTGACCGTTTCACTGTTTATGTTTCTCACAACCTTGTAAAAAGTGGTAGTGAGTTTAGCGTACTTGGTGGACATTCAATGGGATTCACATTTGCATCACAGATGACAAATATGGAAACTATTCGTTCTGAAACAACTTTTGGAAACATCATTCGTGGTCTTCAAGTTTACGGCTATAAAGTCGTTAAGCCTGAAGCTCTTGCGACAATGATTGTAACCTTATAATAGGAGGCAAACATGGCTGCATATACAGACTCGCACGGCTATCTTAAAGGTTCTGCGGCACACCCTGCCAAAGGTCTTACTAAAGTCGGGCTAATGGAAGTCGAACTAGACTTCGCTAAGATCACTGCGGATAGAGCTACTGCAGGTGCTACGGCACTTGCTGCTGGTGATTCTATCCAAGTGCTAAGCATTCCAGCTAACACCCTAGTGATGGCGGTTGGAGCAACTACTATAACTGCTGAAGGCGCAGCATCAACATTTGACATCGGTTTAACTGGTGGTGATGTAGATGGTTTCGTTGATGGTGGTGACGCTAACGCAGCGGGCACTACCAACTCGAACGGTGCGCTTTTGATTGCCAATAACAATGGTCACTATTTTGCGACTGCAGACACTATTGATATGCTTATCGGTGTATCAGGTGCTGTAACTGATGCTGCAAAGATCAAAGTTTGGGCACTCGTAGCTGATTGTGCATAGTATAACTAGGGGGGCTTCGGCCCCCCTATTTTAAAGGAGATATTATGGGCGCAGGTATGAAACATTATTTTCGTGATGGGACTGAACATAAAGGTGGCACACATAAAATGCCTAATGGTCAGCTGCACTCCGGAAAGACACATGGTAAAAACAGTAAACGTTTATTTCATTTTAAAGAATTAAGTGCGACAGCACAAAAAAAGGCTAAAGCGTAATGGCTAAAATCGACAAATCTAAAATGGCATGTAACAAACCAAAGCGCCAAGTTTCTGGCGGTAAGAAGTTTGTTGTAAAAGCGTGTCAAAATGGTAAAGAAAAAATCATTAGGTTTGGAGATGCCAATATGACGATTAAAAAGAATCAACCGGGCAGGCGCAAAAGTTTTCGTGCTAGACATGGGTGTGATACACGACCACCCTCTAAGATGACTGCTCGTTATTGGTCGTGTAAGAAGTGGTAATAATATGGCAGCACCAAAAGTAAAATCTAAAAAAGACGCTTGTTACCATAAGGTAAAAGCTCGCTACAAAGTTTGGCCAAGCGCATATGCTTCAGGGGCTTTGGCAAAATGTAGAAAGGTTGGTGCAGCTAATTGGGGCAATAGTAAGAAGAAGAAATGATATGGGGAATGTAAGAAAAACAGAAGCTGGTGCTAACTTACAACGATGGTTTAAAGAAAAATGGGTAGATGTAAGAACAGGAAAGCCGTGTGGAAGACAAAAGGGAGAGAGTCGTGCTTACCCTTATTGCCGCCCGTCTAAGCGAGTATCATCCAAAACCCCTAAAACGTCCAAAGAACTCACAGCTTCTGAAAAGCGTAATCGCTTGGCTCAGAAGAAAAGTTCGAAGAAAGTTGAAAGAGTTACAAGAAAAACGTAGTATAAAAAGAAAGGTATAAAAAATGACTGAAACTAGAAGATGGCTAAGAAACATTAAAGATGGTGAGATTTATGGTTGGAATGAAATTCTAGCTGAAAATCCACTGACTGAAGAAGTTACTGAGGAACAAGCGTTTCCTGAGAAACACATGCCTAAAAAACAAAAAGGTCGTCCCCCTAAAGTTAATGTAGAAACGGCTGAAAAAGATATTCCTGATCCAAAAGGTGAGACACCACCTGAGCTAGCAGAAGAAGCAAGTAAAGGTTTGGTACGAGCTAGAGATGATAAAGGACATTATGTATCTGATGATCCAAGTACACCAGAAAACGAAGCATGGGTTGAAAAGAAGTGATATTAAATGATGTAATAACAGAGGCAAGACGGATACTACAGGATACTCTATCCCCACAGCGGTATAGTGATACTGTTCTACTAGGTTTTGCAAATCAAGCGTTAAAACGTATAGCTGTTTTGCGGCCTGACTTGTTTGCTATTATTGCAGAAATTCCTACTACGCTAAACACTGTAGTGCAGTCAATGCCTACAGATTCTATTCGTTTGTTAGAAATCTATTCTGTCAAAGGCGGTAACGGAGTTATTGAGACTAATAGAGAAATACTAGATCAATCGTTACCTACTTGGATGAATACTACCGCTGGCCCTGCTCTTAACTTTATGCGTCATGTTAGAAATGCAAACAAATTTTTTATATATCCAAAAGCTCCTGACAACCAAATATTAATTGGGGAGTATGCACAGACTCCTCCTATATACGATGGTACAACTACAGTTGCTTTGTTGCCAGATGCTTACTTTCCTGTTGTTATAGATGCTACTGTATTTATTGCTGAGTCTGTAGACAACGAACATGTCAATTCAAATAGAGCACAGTTATTCCAAACTTCGTTTACTCAAGCTCTAGGGGTAGCCGCACAGAGCAGGTCTATCACTGATACAGAACGAGGCGGATTAGATGAGGAGGATGTTGCTTAATGGCTATATATACTGATAGAGCATTCCTCGATATCGTTAATAGATTATCTCCTAGTGTGCCCGGATGTCCAACTCCTGTCATAGAACAATATGTTCGTGACGCTGCTATAGAGGCGTGTGAGCGAACACTAGCTTGGCGCTATGAACAGCCTGCTATTAGATTGGTTACTGGTGCATATGACTATGAGTTTGATACTCCTGATGATGCTGAGGTTCATGCGTTTATAACTGCTACTGTTAATGGTAAAACTCTTACTCCTGTTACTTTAGAGCAGATGTATGATTTATATCCAAAGTGGCCACACCAAGCTGCTAACGAATATGCTGAACCACGGTATATTACTCAGTTAGACCCGGATAATTTCTCTGTAGCTCCTTTACCAGATGCTGGCACAAATTATGATGTCCGTATGATTGTGTGTCTTAAACCTTTAAGAACAGCAACAAAAATGAATAAAACGTTTTTAGATGAGTTAGAGAATGTAATAATGCACGGGGCGTTGCAACATCTGCTAGTGTTGCCTGATAGGACATTTAGTGATAGAGAGTTAGCTTCTTACCATGCAAAACAATTTGCGTATAAATTATCTGAGCGTAGAGCTAGAACTAATTTAGGCGTAGGAAAAGCATCCATGCGGGTGCAAGCACAAAAGTTCGCGTGAGGTAAATTATGGCTGAAACAATAAAAGTAGTACAAGGAGATGAATTACCACAAATCGTTTTGACACTTACAGACGATACGGCTAACTCAGCTTTAGATTTATCTTTGTCTACGACTTCTGTTTCTATTAAATTTAGAAAAAGAGGTACAACAACTACTCTATCTACAATTACTACAACTAAGACTACAAACGGAACAGATGGTAAAATTACGTTTGATTTTGCAGGCGGTATACTTGATGTTGATCCCGGTGAGTATGAAGGAGAAATTGTAATTAATTATAATGGGTCTCTTCAAACTGTTTATGATATTTTAAAATTTAGAGTTAGAGCTAATACTGTAGCTGTGGCTACCACTAATACTTATACTGTAACAGTAGGTAGCGGCACTCTTTACGGTGGCGGATCAGGAAATGTATTTATTTTAAGCGGTGCTAGCAATCCAGCAATAACTTTTGTGCGAGGTAGTACTTATATATTTGACCAAAGTGACTCAAGTAACGCTGGTCACCAACTTGCTTTTAAAAACTCTAGCGGTAGTTCTTATACAACTGGCGTTTCAACAAGTGGTACTCCGGGCCAAACTGGTGCTAGCACAACGATTGTTGTACCTTTAACTGGGGCTTTACCTGCTCAATACTATTGTACTTCTCATGGTAATGGTATGGGTAACTTAATATCGTAATGGCTAATAGTAGCATATCAATATCTTCTATTGTAATAAGTTCGGTAATATCTGTTTCTGTTGCTGTTTTATCTCCGTCATATGCTGCGTCTTACAATGATGTTGTAGCAGGGTACGATGATAACTCTATAAGTGCTAGTTATTTTATTGTTCCAACTACTGTTCTTCCTGAGCAACAAGCTACAGTTAGCGATATCGGAGATGGTGTTGGTGTAGATATAAATTTAACAAAAGCTATTGCTGCTGCAAAGGTAGATGAAGCATTACCTTCCGAAGCTATTAATAAATTTGATGTCGCAATAGTTAAAACAGACTCGGTTACTATGGTTGAGTCTCGTGTAAAAGTATTTACAGATTTTATAGATTTTGACCCTACAGATGACGATGTAGACGCAACACCAGTTACTATAGATGAATCAGCAGCATTTGATGCGTCTAAAAATATATCAGGTTTAGATGAAGCAACAGTTTCTGAATCTACTGCAAAGTCACCCAACAAACCCGGAGTTGTAGATAGTGTAACTACGTCAGAAACAATTAATCAGTTTCGTCCGCATAAAAACGTTACAGATACAGCAACAACTTCTGAAGAAATTAACCGCTTTGATGTGACAACAGTGCTGACCGATACAGTGTCAGTTACAGAAGCTACGGCTAAAAACCTCACAGCCACTGACCCAGATGATTCAGTTACCGCTGTACAATCTAACATAAAAGCATTTACTTCAAACATAGATTTTGATTTATCAGACGCTGATGTAGACCCTGATCCAGTTACAGCTTCAGAACAAATAAATATTTTTGCTTTAAATAAAGGTTTAACTGATACTGCTAGTATTGTAGAGGCTACAGCCAAGACAGTCGGTAATAATAGTCTTGCTGATACTGCGTCTCCGACAGAATCTACAGCTAAAAACTTTACTCATGGAGGTTTAACCGACAGTCTTTCTGCAGTAGAAGGTATAAAACTAGAACCTTCTATATCACTAAGTGATACAGCAAGCCCTGTAGAAGCTGCTGTGTTAAATATACAACAAGCTTTTTCACATACTGCGTCAGTTACAGAAAGTATAAACACTAGCTTAATACTTGGCGATTCAGAGTTTATGTACCCTAATCAAGTTTACATGCACGATACTGATCCTAATGATTCAAGTATTAGAGGTTATCATAGAGGTCTAAATGAAGGTGGAGGTACAGTATTTACTCAAGATGTGTATAGATATAGATTAACAGACTTTACAGGTATTTTGGGTCAAGATGATAGTTTACTTAACAATACAGTAATTTGGAACTCTGCAGTTGAGGCTAAAGGAAGAGATGAGTCCGTTGGTATCCTTGGCTCTGCGGGGCTTATAAACCAACCTCGCATTAATGGACAAAGCATAACTTATGCAGAAACAAGTTCTGCTGGACTATTAGTTAATTTCATATATACTGATACGGACGATACTGAATTAGGTGGTCACTTCTTAAATGAGACACCGCTTTGTGCAGGATCATATGTTTAAAAAAGGAGATGGGTATGATAAATGATACTATCAAAGTAACGGGTGAATTAAAAGTCACTCTTACAAAACCTGACGGTAACGTACATGAAACGGTTGTACCTAACATTGTCGTTACTGATGGTAAAGAATATATTGCGTCACGAATGAAAGACGCATCAGCTACAGCTATGAGTCACATGGCTATCGGTACTGGCAGCACTGCTGCAGCCGCTGGTGATGCAGCTCTTGGAACTGAGGCTGGTCGAGTAGCTCTTACATCAACTACTGTGTCAAGTAACGCTGTTGCTTACGTTGCAACGTTTGCTGCTGGTACAGGAACAGGTGCAATTACAGAAGCCGGTATACTTAACGCATCATCAAGTGGTACACTTTTATGTAGAACTGTATTCTCAGTGATTAACAAAGGAGCTGCAGATACATTAGGTATTACTTGGACTGTTACTGTAAACTAAGGAGTAAGATATGAGTGTAAAATTCTCAAATAATGGACACTCCACATTAGCTGCTAGTTTAGCTTCTAATGGTACAAGCATAACTGTTGCAAGTGGACATGGCGCTCGTTTTCCATCTCTTTCGAGTGGTGAGCATTTTTACGCTACATTAATTGATGCTTCAAATAATCTTGAAATTGTTAAGGTAACAGGTAGATCATCTGATGTTCTTACAGCAACTCGTGCTCAAGAAAGTACAACAGCAAGAGCGTATGCTATTGGAGATCGAATAGAACTTCGTGTAACAGCAGCAGGTATTACTGATGCTACTAACATAGATAACATCGTACCGTCTCAATCTGGCAACAGCGGTAAATTTCTTAAAACTGATGGGACAAACGTATCTTTTGATGATGCAGGGTCTACTAGTGCAACTGACTTAACGTCTGGTACATTACCATCTGCTAGATTACCTGCTGGTACAGTGCTTCAAGTTGTGGTGGTCAAAACTACTAGTAAAATAACTATAAACAATACTACAGCAAAAATTATAGAAGGCTCAATTACAACAAAACAAGCTAGCAGCAAGTTGTTTGCTTCAGTTAACTTAGCAATCGGTGGTGTTAGTTCTTACAATGACATAGATTTAGCTTTGTCTTTAGCTTTTAAAACAGGTTCAGCATCAGGGTCTACATCAGATTATACATCAATGGATAGTAGTACATTTAGCCGCCGAGCAATATCCGGATTAAATTCATGGTACGCTGCAGATACCAAGAGAAACGGGTCACAGGGAGACCAATATTGGTGCGAAACCAAATCTCACTCAGAGCTTTCAACTACAAGTATAGCAGCAGGAACAACAGTTCAGGTAGCAAATTGGGCTGTATCTAATGGAAGCTATGATTTTGGAGCCGCTGCTCCAGCATATTCCGATTCAGGTAGTGAACAGTCCTTGGTTATTATGGAGGTTGCAACATGATTAGTAAAGCTTTAGACATTTTACGCCCTAACGCAAAATGGGTATTGCGTGGTGACCAAATAGAGTGGGTAGATACAGAACAGTCTGAACCTACTAAAACTGAAATTTCAGATAAGGTTGCAGAGTTAAAGGCGGCAGAGCCTATGAAACTGCTACGGGCAGAGCGTGACCGTTTGATTGCAGAAACCGACTGGTGGGCGTCATCAGACCTTACAATAACAGATGAGCAAAAAAAATATAGACAAGATTTGCGAGATATCACAAAGTCAGCTACATCACTTGATGATGTAACGTGGCCAACTAAACCGGAGTGATGGTATGGGAGTCAAAGTAACAAACAACGCATTCGGAACTATATCAGCTGGTATTAATAATTCTGTTACCACTATTGTTCTTGATAGCGGGCAGGGTGCACGTTTTCCTACATTAGGTTCTGGTGATTTTTTCTTTGCTACTCTTATTGATACGTCTAATAATCTTGAAATTGTAAAAGTTACCGCACGTTCTACAGATTCTATGACTGTAGTTCGCGCTCAAGATAATACTACAGCTGCTGCTTTTGCCATTGGTGATAGGTTTGAACTTAGACCTACCGCTGCATTATTTGATGCTATTGACCTTACAGGTGGCGGTACGATTTCTGGTGCTGTAGATATAGAGACTACAGCTCAAGAAGCTCTTCATATTACAGGCACAAACTCCGATCACGTTCGTATGAAACTCGAAAATACGACTAGCGGAGTTGATTTGAGTTATTACGAAGCGAAATCAGACAACGGCTCTGGCTATCTTATCCACAACGGTACAGGTCAAGGTAATAGTCTTGCATCTGGTGAGACTTATATTTGGTCGGGCAACGGCAAAGTATCTCTAATTCCAGCTGGCACTATTGGCAAAAAACTAGAAGTAAATACTAACGGTGATGTTACTGTAAATGGTAAAGTGTTTGGTAGTGGTTTGGTGCTATTGCAAGAAACTACATTTACGTCAAATACTTCATCTGTTGCGTTTGATGTTTTTGATGACTCAAAATACGGACATTATTTATTTTATTGGATATGTAACCACGGCCCTGCTTGGACGGTTACAGCGCTTAGATTTAGAAATAGTAGCGGCGACATAACTTCATCAAGTTATAATAATAATGTCTCTTGGAAAAGTAGTACAGCTGCTGATACAGCACCAACGCACAATAATTCTACTTACGCAGGAAACCAAAGTTACGCTTGGATGGCTGGAAATGGCTCTGCTTACGCATCACATGGTCAAGGACAAATTTCTTTTTTTGCCGATGGTGTTGATAGGACATTGGTAACAGGTATGTCTCAATTGATTAATCAAACAGGCACTGATCATTATGATGAAAAATGGACGAGTGCTTTTACTGGAAGCGCCCCCCACACAAACCTTACAGGCTTTAGTATTTTTGGTACTGGGGGTAACTCATCCTTTGGCCGATTTACGGTATTTGGGGTAGAAAGGGCGTAATTATGGCTGAACAATATTATAAAATTATAAACGGTGAACGAGTAGAGATTACAGGTGATGAGCTTACTGCTAAAAAAGCAGAATGGAAAGCTACTGCTGATGCTATTCCTGCAGTGGAACTTGAGCAGCTTAGAGCACAGCGTAATGGTAAGTTAGCAGGATGTGATTGGGTAGTTGTTAAAGCGCAAGAAGATGGCACAACAGTCCCCTCCGCTTGGGTTACATACAGGCAAGAGTTGAGAGATATAACTAAAAAATATACATCAATAGATGATGTCAAATGGCCGGAGCAACCTAGTGGATAGGAAAGAGATTAGACGAACACCTCTTGTTATGATGCCAGACGGCAAATTTTTACGGGGTGATGAGTATGTGAGTCAAGGAGTGGTGGTTAAAGAGCCTCCGCTTTATGAAAAGCCACAGGCGGTTGAAGACCAAACAGCAGCGGTATTGGGGAAAGATGAGTAGAAAACGTATGACAACAGCTGAGATAAATAGTGAACTATTACAACACGAAGCAATCTGTGCTGAACGTTATAACATGATTTTATCCAGACTTTCTAGACTTGAACGTATATTTCTCGGCGCAGCTGGTGCTGTGATTGCGGGATTACTATCAATAATACTAACCTTAATAAATTGAAGGAGGTGATCAAATGCCGGGTTATAAGATGAAAGATAAAAAGAAAATGAAGATGGGTACACAGATGTACGGCTATGGTGGCTCTGTGACTAAGAAGAAAAAGATTATGTATAAAGATGGTAAGACAGTGCCTGAGCTGACTTCAGCTCAGATGAAACTACCAGCTGCATTAAAAGATCAGATTATCCGATCAAAGAAAAACGACATGGATAAGAAGAAAGGTTAGGTATGTCCGGTGCTAGAATATGTAGCAGCAGCAAATGCGGCCTATGCCGTCATACGAAAGGCGGTTGAAAACGGTCGTGAACTAACTTCTGTTGGTAAACAGATTGCCGCTTTTACACATGCTACAGACGATCTAGCTAAACATGCAAACAAAAGAAAAAATAGTATATGGTCAAACTTTACTGGTAAGGATGAAAGCGACTTAGAAGAGTTTATGGCTCTTGAAGAAATTAGGGAAAAAGAAAACGAGTTAAAACAAATGATGATATATCTAGGCAGACCCGGTTTACATAGTGACTATGTAAGGTTTTGTGTAGAAGCTAGAAAACGAAGACAAGAGGATGCAAAAGAAAAAGAACGAAAGTGGGCTGAGTTTGTAGAAAAGTCTCAAACTTGGATAGCAGGCATACTTATATTTGCACTTTTACTAGGCGGTTTGATAGGCGGATTGTGGTTGCTAAGATATAAAGGAATTATCTAATGGCAAAAAAACTACAAAAACAATCTGTATATGACGAGTATGACCAAGACGGTGACGGTATAGTTACTGATGAAGAACTTGGTCATGTTAAAGAGATTAAACAAACAGAAGACGCTACGAGAAAAAACCTAGCTCAACTTAGGATGGCTAGGTTTTCTTTAATTGCAATGGGTGTATTTACTGCAGCTATGTTCTTTATACCAATAGAAAGAGTTAATGCACTCGCAGATATTTCGAATCTTTTCTACCTTACAGGCGGCGGCGTGGTTGCCACCTATATGGGAACTACTGCTTGGACACAACGCAGTACGAACGGGAAATGATTACAGTGTTTGCGTTATATGTATATGCAGGCGCTAGCTTACAACCGCCAGTAACTTATTGGTATGATGTTAATAGGTGTAGGTATTTTGCTAGTAGGTTGATGCGTCAACCCCCTATACCGGGTGAAAAAAAGAAAAAAATTACTGCTGTGTGTAAATTACAACAGGTAAAAAATGGTACTGAAATTTACAAATAAATGGTATAAACAAATGATATGGCTACAAAAGTAAATGAAAATACTGAAGTTGCACTACCACTTAGAAACATAATTACTATGGTGGCAGCAGCTTCTGTTGCTACATGGGCGTATTTTGGGATTATAGAACGGTTAAACCAAATGGAAACCAGTATTACTATGATGGAGGCAGATCAAGGGCAGAACACAGAGTTTCGTATTAAGTGGCCTAGGGGTGAGATGGGTAGTTTACCTGCTGATTCTGAGCAGTTTATGTTGATTGAGCATCTAGCTAAAGAGTTAGAAAAGTTACAGTCTCAAATAGAAAGTGGTCAAGCACCATATGACCAACAACAAAAATTGACCTTGGAATTTTATGAAAAACGTATAACAACTATAGAAGAGAATATAGAGAAACTAAGGAACAATGGTCACGGAAAACAATGATAGAGCTAGTTTTTGTTTTGCTTCTGTATAGTAATGGAGAAGCTATAGAGTATACTCCATATGATAAACTATCAGAATGTTTGTCTACAAAGAGGACAATTAAACGTAATGTTAACGGCGGCGTAAACTTTGATAGTCAGTGGAAATGCAAAGAATTAAAAGTAAAGCTGGAAAAAAAGTCAGATGGCGGTTATGATATAGTAGAACTTATTGAGGAGTAATTATGTTACAAAGTTTAATAGGGCCAGTTACTGGGTTACTTGACAAGTTTGTAGAGGATAAAGACCAAAAGGCAAAGCTTGCACACGACTTGGCAACGATGGCCGATAAACATGCCCAGCAGATAGCGCTCGCCCAAATCGAAGTTAATAAGGCTGAAGCAGCTTCTGGATCACTTTTCAAAGGCGGTTGGCGTCCAGCGGTTGGCTGGGTTTGCGCGATTGCTTTTGCATATCATTTTATAATCAAAGACCTAATTATATTTGGTGCATCTTTTGCTGGTGCAGAACTACCTGAGCTACCTGAATTTGATATGGGTACACTTTTAACTGTTTTGGGCGGCATGCTCGGAATCGGAGGACTCAGGACATATGAAAAGCAAAAAGGAATCACTAAATGAGAGAAAACTTTGATAAATCATTACAGCTTCTGTTGAAGCACGAAGGCGGATTTGTAAATCACGAACGCGATCCCGGAGGTATGACTAATTTAGGGGTGACCAAAAGTGTTTATGAAGAATGGCTAGGCTACGAAGTTGATAAACAAGATATGATGAAGCTTACACCAGAAGATGTTGCTCCAATATATCTAAACAACTACTGGATAAAAGCAAATTGTGATGAACTACCTTCCGGTTTGGACTACGTTGTTTTTGATTGGGCTGTTAATTCCGGAGTAAGCAGAAGTTCTAAAGGTGTACAGAAATGTTGTGGCGCTGAGCCAGACGGCGTAATAGGGCCAAAGACACTACAACTTGTTTTAGGGCAAGATACAAATTTTATGATAGAAAAGTTTAAAGAAGTAAGGCAAAGTTTTTACGAAGGGTTAAACCACTTTGATGCGTTTGGTAAAGGTTGGACTAGGCGAAACAATGAAGCAACAGAAGTTGCGCTAGGAATGGTTAAAAAATAATGGG